GTTCGCGGATCTTCGCCATAATGTCATCGATGTATTTGGCCATGCGTCGCTACCTCCCCCACTTCCAGATACGGCGAGTCTCAGTGTAGACCTCTTTGCGGGTCTTCTCGTCGAGCTTCACCTGCTTCGCCACCTTGTCCAGGGCCTTCATGCCCCACACTCTATCATCGCCGTACTCCTGGCCGAGGATGTAGTCATGGTCCCAACCACCGTCGAACTTGTTGGATCCCTCGATCCAGCCGTACTCGACCGTTACGTTGTCCGGCACGACGACGCTTACGCTGTCGTGCATATGGCTCGTCCAGATACGGCCGATCTTCCCCGGCACCAGAGCGGACGGAGTCTTCTCGATCGTTTCCTGCATCGCTAGCGGGATCTCCTCGGAGATCTTATCGATGACGTTAGCGAACAGGTCGTACTCGCGGAAGTCCCCGATGCGCTTGGCGTACTTCGTGAACTTGTTGGCGCCGATCTTTGTGCGGATTTTCATGCCTACACCTCAGCCTTGTTCATCGGTGTGTTGCAGATGATCGTTCGCTCGAACGACTGAGACGCATCGATCACAGCCGCCACCGTCATAAGGTAGCCGACCATGTGCGGGGTGTCCTGTGTCTTCACCACTTTGATGCGAGCCGCCATCGGAATGCTCAATGACATCGTCGAGCGAGGGAGCTGAAGTCGCACACGGTTAGTCGTCTGAGGAGCTATCTGGTCGTTCGCTACCTCAGGTTGGCGTATCGGCTGTATACGTGCTTTCCCAGTATATACGACTGAGCCATAATCATAGCTGTCAGTCTTAGCGTCGTATTTGATGTTCTTGCCATCGTAGATCGTCACCTCATCGACCATATAGCGTTCGACGCGTTTAGCCGCCATGGCCAGGCGGCCTTCAGCGATACCAGCCAAGGAACTCCCTCGCCTTCTCGAAAACGTCGTCCCCCTTCATCGGGACGAGTATGAGCCCCTCGCCATTCTCCAGCGCATCCCCCTGTGCGTCGTACTTATCGGCCAAGGCGAGCAGTGCCTCGATGTTCTTGTCGCCGCCGGACAGCGTGAAGTCGTCGGCCTTGACGTTCTCGACCCCGCCCTCCGACACGAGCTTCGCCGCGTAGGCTCGCAGAGCGGCAGCCGCGGCCTTGAACACATTCGTGTACAGTGCGCACAGCCGTTCGAGCAGCTTGGCGTCCAGGTCGATGCCGGGGAGGAACAGCTTAAGCTCGTCCACGGTTATCTTCGGCTTGTCGGGCACCGCAGCTCCTTTCCACTGCAGGAAACCCCGCCCCTTGTGAGGGCGGGGTTTCCATCCTTGTCGGGTATCGTTATCAGGCGCCCGCACCGCTGGAGGCCAGGGTGCCCTCCGGGGCGATGAAAGCGGACTTAACGAGGTGGCGGATCTTCGTCCTATATGCGTCGTTTTCGAACGAACCATCCAGTTCAGAGCTGTTCGTCGTCTTCTCGACGAAGATCTTCGGCCCGGTCTCGCCCTCCAGGAACACGTTGACGATGTTCTTGCGGGGCATAGTGCCCTTCGGAGGAAGGAGGAACCAGCACTTGTCGGCGTAATCGCCGGCGATGAGCGCGAGCTCGGGAACCTCGTAGACGTTCGCGACCTTCCCGGACACCGTATTGCCCATCACCTGGGTCTCGGTGCCGTTCTGGCGGCGGATCTCGACGACCTTCATGATCTGCTCCGCGCGGCTCGCCAGAGCCGGGGGGACGATCAGGTTGAACTTCGTCGGCATGATGATCCGCTTGCCGTTGTACTTGGTGACGGCCAGCTGTGCGAACGCCTTCTCCAGCGCCTCGATGCTCAACTCGGGGTTGCCGGCCAGGACGTTCTTATTAGCCGCCTTGAAGTTGGTCGTGTTGAGGCCCGTCGGCTGGACGAGCTGCAGGGCCGCCTCAATAGACTCCTGGTTGGCAGCGCGGCGGCCGAGTTCCTTCGTGATCCGGGGGATCAGCTGCCAGTCTGCGCCATAGCGCTTCAGGGTCTCCCAGGAGAGCGGGATCTGAACTCCGGCCTTGGCGAGCTTCAGCTTGAACTGCTCTGCCTTCAGGCCGAGGATCGGGTACTCGCCGAGCTCGCCGACTGCGGGCAGCCCCTGTGCGACGTAGCCCTTGCCGTCCTTGCGGACCGGAACGTTATCGTCGGTGAAGTCGAAGCTGAAGTAGGGCACGGTCTCGAAATCGGGGGTTTCGAGGGTGTCGGCCCACTCGCGCCAGTTAGACGGAACCTGCTCGTACTCGCCCTGCATGATCTTGTTCATGGTGGGGCCGAGGTTGACCGGCAGGTCCGATGTGGTGATGGCCTCGCTCAGGTCCTTGCGGGCCGAGTTGCGCACACGGATGTCGTCGGCGTGAAGCGCCCTGTGCAGAAGGATACCCGCTTTGTAGGCTTCCCTCTTGTTGATCGCCATGTAGATATCCTCCTTAGAGCCAAGCCTGGGTGAGCTTGACGGCGTACTTGGTAGATGCGCTCGACAGCGGGTTGAGCACGAAGCCGACGACGATCTTGCCCTTCGGGTCGGCCGCGATCTCGGGCTTGGCCGCCTTGCCGGATTCGGTGGCTCCGTCGATCGTAACGATGTCCCCGACCTTGACGGAGCCGTCCAGACCGAGGTGTGCGATGCCCTCGAAAGCGAGCGTCGAGTAGAAGTTGTTGTCATCCTTGGGCGTGGCGGAGGTGAGGGCGACGGCCCCGACCTTGCCGACGGCGACGACGTCGCCCGACTTGACGGCGGCGTCCACCTGGACTTCGTAGGTGTCCCCGCCCTTGACGTGATTCTGTGCCATGCGGTAGTCTCCTTACCAGGTCAGCTTGGCGAATTCGGCTTCGAAATCGTCGGCGCTCTTACCGGAGGGCACGTGCTCGGGGGCGAAACCGCCCGACAGGCTCTCTCGGATGGATTCGACGAGCTTGGTTTCGCGATCCATGATCGTCTTGGCGTCATAGCCGCGGGCGATGGCCTCGGCGACCCGCACACGGGAAACCTCGGGAAGGTCGGAGTCGGCGAGAGCAAGGATGGCCTCCTTAGCCTTCTTGGCCTTGTCCTCTTCTTCCTCCTTGGCCTTCTTGGCGTCCTCTTCGTCCTCTTCGTCCTTCTTCTTGGCCTTATCGGCGAGGGCTTCGACGAGAGCGGAGAGCTTGGTGTCCAGGGCCTCCAGGGCCTCCTTGAACTCAGTGTCCATTCTCTTCCTTTCGGAATTGTGTTTGTTGCTACCGTCCATAATAGCATTTCCGTTTTTGAACGATTCCAGAGCCTCGACGAGGCGACCGCCAGCACCGGGAACTGTGACGAAATCCACGGAATTAACGGGCGACGGTATGAACGACTCTATCACAGGCGGAGTCGGCTCACCGGCCGTCACCAAGTCGTCGTCCTGAACCAGCGTCGCGCCGCAATGGATCGACACACCGATGATATCCGACACTTGCTCGATGAACGGAGCCCACTGCTCGACCACCTCGATCGTCGCGTACATGCCCGGCTCAGGCGCATCCTGCCAGTGAGGCGTCTCGGCTATGACGGCTGCCAGCTTCGTCAGCGTGCCCTCGGGGCGCTCATCGGTCTCGGCCTCGGTGGCGTGGTCAATGTACATGTGCGTCCCGATGGGGAACGCCTCGGCGAAACTGCCCTGCAGCGCTTCCTTCGTGTAGACGCCAGTCGAGCCCTGGCCCTCGGTTATGAGTCGCACAAGCCACTTGCGTGTACCCTTGACGGGTTTTAGGACGCTGGTGTTCGTGCTCTCACTGATCTTCATCTTCGGTGTCTCCTTGGTTGAAACCGCCGGGGACGGCGCCCTGGTTGCCCTGACGTGCCACAGGGTCGCGCACAGCATCGCCGTCGTCTCCACCAGACACATTACCATTCTTCAGAAAATCGTTCGGCTCAGGAAGCTCGTCCCCGTGGATATCCGGCACAGCCAGGAGGTTGAGCACAGCCTGGCGGTATTCGTCCTGGTGGATGGCCCCCGTGGACATAGACGTAGCGAGCGACTGCAAAGCGCGATAGGTGGGGTCCTGCTCGATCGACGGGAACTTGATGTCCACGTCCTTCACCGACGGATCGACGTCCATCATCACCTGCTTGAAGAAATCCCGCCATTTACGCTGCTCCAGCTTGAAGCCGTTGATCGTCGGCCTGTCCAGCGTCGTCGCAGCTCCGTACGAACCCCCCGTCGCACCCGGTGACGACAACAGTGCGATGACCGGGATGCCGAAGCTCGCCGCCACGAGAGCTGCCAGAGGCTGGCCGTTCCCGTAGTTGACCTGTGCGCTCGGGACCCCCACGCCGGCCAGGGATTGGTTCGGCCCCAAGCTCGCCGTCGCGCCTACTACGTCGCCTCGATTCGAGATCTCCACGGCCGACTGCCGCTTGCCCTGGTTGTTGCTGTTGACGATCGCCCAAGCGATCTTCGACAGAGCCTTCGACAGTCTGGCGCTGTCCCGCAGATAACCCGAGTAGGCGACGCTCCACAGCGCCGCCGCCAGGGAGTCGGGGGCGCCGAATGCATGTCCGGCGTGCCTGCCCGACGACAGGATGTACACGACGTAGTTGCCGTTCACCTCGTAAGCTGTGTTCGGCGGTTTCCTCAACCGCTGCACCCCGCGCCGGTACTCGGCTGTCGGGAACCACTGGCTGATCGTATTCTGCCCGTCCGGCGTCCATGTGCGACGCACATACTTCACGACGGACGAATCGAACGAGTCCCGAACGATCTCCTCGATCTCCTCCACGGGGACCAGCGTCAGCTTGTCGGTGTGCACCTCGCGGAACAAGAACACGTTCCCCGCACAGAATCGCTCCAGGTTCAGGCTCTCCATAGCCGAAGCGGAGAACAGTGTCCTCTGCGCCGACTCCGACTTGATGAACTTATCCAGCTTCGCCGAGGTGTCACTGAACACCAAGTCGTCGCCGAAGATGTAGCTGGTCCTCAGCTGTGCGCCGCGCTTGTGCAGTGGGTGGTCTCGGGCCATGTCACGCAGTCCGCGCACAACCTCATGAATAAAGGCCAGCGTCAGGCCTTTGTCGTCGGCATAGCTCACCCAGTTGGCGCCTTCGTCCAGGAGGTAGGACCTCTGCGCCTCGTTGATGAACGCGATATTCTCGTCGCTAAACGAGTATACGGTTGAATCCAAAAGTCTCCCCCATTTCGTGTAGGTAGTCGTCTTCGTCGTCCATCATGTCCCCCGCATCGGAGAACACGGTTTCCTGTTGGATGGCATCTCTTATGTTCTGGTCCGTTATGGCGGCGTACACCGCTGCGTCCGCCAAGTCGGGCGACTTGCCAACGTCCTTCTTCAGCTTGTCCTTCGAATCTAGGACGAGACCGCCAGACATCGTATTATACGAGTATCCGACGGACAGCAGCTCGTCGTGCAGGTCGATGTCCAGCGGGTCCAGGTCCAGTTCCCCTGTGCGACACCGGTACCGGAATGAATCCCACATGTAGGAACGGTAGTTGTGCCACCTGCCCCTGTCGGGGCTCGACATGGATCCGCGCACAGCCAGGATGTCGTATGCGCGGTTAGCATACGAGTTGAGGATGTCGAACATTCCGCCGCCGATCCCGTCGCAGTCAATCGCCACGGCGTGTGCGCCTTCCCGCAGAGCCAGGTCGTGCACCCGCTGTGCACTGTGCACCAGGTCCGTCTTCGCCCATGAGTCCACGAAGCGCACAACCCCGTTGACGCACAGGTAGACGACCGATCGGTCCGCTCCGAAGCGCGCTACGTCGACGCCCAGCACCGGCCGACCGATCTTCTCCCGCTCCGTGAGACACGCTGTCTCAACATCTCCTGGCAGGATCAGCGAGTCCTCGATGTCGAACGCGAACTCGCCCAGCACGCGGGCCTTGAACCGCGCGCTGTCCTCTCCGTACTCCTGCTTCTTCTGCTCCACATAGGACGGCCCCGTCAGCTTCTGCAGGACATTAGGGGGCATGGGCTCACCGGTGAAGTTCGGAGACTCCAGGACGGAGATGGACATCCGCTTCCAGTTCTCCATCTCCTCCTTGAAAATCTTCCCCAGGTAGCTCATCGGGTCCGTGGGGTTCGCGATGAGCACTCGACGAGAGGCCTCGTTCGTCGTAATGTTCGCCAGGGCGTCGATAAGCTCACCCGACAGCCCGCAGGCCTCGTCGCCGATCGCCAGCACGTCGCCGTGGATGCCCTGGAAGGAGTTCCCACCCAGGTTGTCCGGCGGCTTCCTTCCACGGCCCAGCGGGAGTTTCGTCACGTCGTCCTTCCACTGCACATCCATTGTGATGCGCCCCGGCAGCTTGTGGTCGACCAGTCCCTCCTCGAAGCGCCGCTCCACGATGTCCTTCAGCTGCATCACCTCGCGCCACAGCACGTCCTGCACCTGCGCCATCGACGGCGCCGTGGATATCACATAGCAATGGGGGTAGCGGGTGTCAACCCACCAGCAGATCAGCACAGCCATCAGCCGGGACTTCCCCACCCCGTGGCCAGCCTTCACCGCCGTCGAGTTGTTCTCCACCACCGCTCGGGCGATCTCACGCTGCTTGCTCCACAGGGTTCCCTCGTCCGTGCCCAGCATGTACTGCGCCCAGCCCACCGGGTCGGACTTGAAGCTGTCCTGCCTCCTGTGCGCCTTGACGGTGGCGATAGCGCTGTCGATCGCACTAGCTTTGATCAGCATGGGCCTCCTTCAACGCCTGGTAGAAGACCTCGTCCATCGCCTCCGGGTCGAGCAGCTGGCTGTTCGCATAAGCCTGCGCAATGTGAATGCGCACACGCTCCCAGGCGTCCTCCACCAGGTCGAGGATCAGCCGGGTCTGCTGCTTCGTCACCCGCGCCTCTTCTTCGTCGTTGTATTCCTTCACCTTGTCCAGGCGGTCGCCGAGCTGCTTCAAGACGCTGTTGACCGCCTCGATGTGCCGAGCGGCTATCTCATCCGACTCGAAGCACTTCTCCAGGAAGTTGAAGGCGCGCGTCTTCAAGTCGTACATGTCGGCGATCAACATCTGTTGGCGTTCGAGGTTCGTCCACACGTCGTTGCGCTTCAGCAGGGAGCGCACACGGGCAAGGCACGTCTCCGCCGGCAGGCCGAGCTCCTCGGACATCTCCGCCGGACTGGCCCCCGCCTGTGCGAGGGTAAGCAGCCGCCTGTCGTTCATCGCCAGCTCGCCGGTCGAATTCTGAATCGCGAAGCGATCCCTGTCGTTCTTCACCAGCCCCTTGGACGCGGTTTTGGTCGGGGCCGGGGTTTGGCTCTTCTTGGCCGTCGTTTTCTTCGTCGTCTTCTTCGGAGCGGCCATCACAGCCCCCTGTACCGGATCACCACCGGCGCCTCAAGCGGATCGCACACCTTCACGGTAGGCCGCTTGTCAGATGCATGCACGGTCACGCAGAACGTGCCGCCTTCCGTGTTCAGCGACGTGACCTTCGTCTCTGCTGCATCGGTGAACACCGTCAGGTACACGGCCCGAACGCCCTTGGCCAGCGCTACGTCCAGGTCGAGGTTGGGCAGCGTGCCGCTAAGCGTCGCAATCGACCCGTTAGCAGTGGCTAAGCGGCTCGTTTGAACGTCGATTCTCATGAAACTCCCTCTCTAGTCAGGCTTAAGAGGAATGTTACCACGCACACAGCAGACCCCGCCGGGGCATAGCGCTCACCTGGCGGGGTCCTGAGAGAAAGGAGCCTACCTGAACACCTTAACATACTTCTGCAGGCGCCGTCTAGGCCCCGCCATGTGGTCGTACAGCATCACCCAGCGGTCGTCCAGCACAGGGGCCCATGTGATGATGTCCTGTGCGGTGATCGGCTGGATCTCGTCGTCCAC